CTTAAGAAGCTGGTTAGCCATCTTAATGTTCTTGATCTCTCTGATGTCGATAGCGTCCTCAAGGTTGATATCGTTTCTAGATAGAGCAATCTGAATGTTCTGCTCAAGTCTCTCTTTCTGCTCTTCATCTGGAGAAAGCTCAATAAAGATACCAAAGTCATGCAAGTACAAGTCCTTAATATCTCTTAGGATACCTACATTGTACTTACCGATCTGCATTGCAAACTCCTCTGCAAAGTCAGCATACTCCAAAATGTCGGAAACCCTAACGCTAAGTGCCTCAGCAAATGTCTTGGTCATAAACAAACTTGCGTCAAGAATATGTCTTGTTGCAGTGTTTGAGTTAAGTGCTGCAAGCTTCTGTACACCAACCAAAGCACGTGGGTCTGGATCGCTTCCGTCACGAGCCTCATTTAGCCCCGTCACGCCACGCAACATCTCAAGGTAGTGGTTATAGTTGTTTATTAGCGCAGCCATCTTAGACTGCCCAGTAGTGCCTGTGAGAGGCTGTACAGGAACTCTCGCGTTGTTGAAGTCACCGTCTCCAGTATAACTACGTCCAACAACACTACCAGTCTGGAAGTATAGTCTTAGCGCATCCTCTGGATTGTATGCGTTGCCGTTACCAAGGTCAACTTCATTTAGACCATCAGCGTCAATGAACACACCATCTGGTACCATTCTTGAAATAACCTGCTGTAACTTAAGGTGAGTGATCTGGATAAGATCTGCAAAAGGAATCATACGTCTAGTCAAAGACTCGATCGTTCCCTTGTACATTCTTGGAGCAACAGCAACGTAGTTTGGCATTGCCATCTGAGACGCAGACTTTGGTCTTACCATGTTCTCCATCAACTGCCACTTAAGAACAATCTGAGTACCAGCGACCATCACACCTTCGTACCACACATCAATAGTCTTCTCAATTCTTTCGAATCTACCCTCCTCCATCATCTCAGCTGGAGGATTAAATTTTTCGTCCTTCTCGATTACTCTAGAAGCGTTGCCGTCTAGGATCTTCTTCTTGTAGACGTAAGTCTTTGTGGTCTTGTAATTGTAGTATAGAAGAGTACAAGTGTCTCTTGAGAAAACATCATCAGAATAAAATCTTGACACAGAGTAGTATTCACCCCAAGACTGATTTGTTTTTGAAATCTCTTCCAACTCCTCTTTAGTAAGTCTAGGGTTGATCTTGATCAGCTCACTCATTGGAACTGTCTTAACCTCACCCCAGTAGAAGCAATCTCTAAAGTATGGATCTTCTGTGTAACTGTAGATCACGTTAGCTGGATCTACGTAGTTAATCTTTACCCCTTCTCCAGGAAGAAACTCGTGCTTACCTACAGCGATACCGATAGTTGTTAGATCGTAATCAAAACGTCTCTTGATGTCATCGTAATGATTCTCCAATAAGATTGTATTGATTGCCTCTTCTTCAGCGATCTCAACAGCTGGCTTATAGTTAAGCTGCATAAATAGAGATAGCTCTTCGTCATCGTTTGGCAAGTCTTCTGGGCTTACCATGAATGGATCTATACCAAACTTATCTTGAACCTGTAGTAGAACTTCTTTTGCAGCCATCTCACCTTCGATCATGTCCTGATACTGATTTCTCCTTTCGGCAGAAAGAGCATCTTGAGCGTAGGCTTTAATTGTAAAAAGTCTGTCAGACATACCATTAACAACGATGTCTACAAACTTAGGGATAATTGGAACTGGTGTCCAGTCAATGTTTAAGTAAGAAAGGTCTCCGTCAATAGCTAATTCGTTCTTGTACTTCTGAATAGGCTGCTCTCCACGAGCATACAATCTAAGACGATTAAAGTCTTTCCACTGATTGTAGTACCTTGCAGATCCGCTGTCTCTCCTAAACCATTCGTATTGAATGGCTTGTCCAACTCTTAATCCAAACTCTACGCTTGCCTTCTCTGCATCTGTGGCAAGCTGACTTGGAAACTGGATCGGAGATATGTTTATATTCGACTCTTTCCGCATTAGCTAATTATTTGACTGGTTGTCCCATTGTTCTTGTATCTTGCAAATTTAATGCTTATTTTTGACTCTTTTCTCTCAGGCTGATACATGTGCTTTTGATTAGCCATAATAGCTAAACCAGAACTAATAGAGGCATCGTATTTTGTTCTATTACTAATATCAAACTTAGCCCAATCATTTAAAGTTCTGTTGAAATACATCGACCCCATCTCTGATGGATCTCTATAAGTACCCTCCATATCAAAGCCAACATTCTTCTCAATGTACGTCTCAATAGCTGATGCGTGAGCCTGTCGTACGTCCTCACTTGAGTTAGGTATACCACCAAGCTCTCTCTCAGTTGGAGACAGCTTTGATAAAGGCTTGTCTGGTCTATTCAAACAGAAGTGTCTATAACCTCTGTTCTTGAAGTGATATAGTAACCTTGGCTTGTTATTTTCTGCAAGTACTGGCATACCATAAAAAAAGCAAGCCATCAAAACTTCCTCAAAAAATATCTCTGCCGTCTGAGGTCGTGCAACGTACTCTAGAAAGAACTCATTACTTGGAGCGTCCTCCATGTTGAACTTAGTCAATCCATGCAATGCACCGTTAGATCCAAATCCATCTACAGTACCAGAAATATCGTAGGAGTCACAACCGAACGCACCGATGTGCTCATTCATTGGGTAGAACAAATCACCTCTCCTGTCAACTCTATTCTGTAAACCACGTGGAGGAACCCATGATATGTTGAACCTACCCCTTGGATCTGGAGTCCAAACAACCTCGCTGTCCTTCTTACCATCTCTCCAACTAAAGAACCCTCTAGTGGTAAAGCTGCCAGCGATCAAGCTGTCATTAAAGTCAATCTGAGTATAGATCTTGGTAAGGTTAAATATCGACTGCTTGCTCTCATCTCTGAACGCGTGAGACTCTGTTCTAGGGTACTGACGATAGAACTCGTTAAGGGCATCAGGATCGCTTTTAAGAGACTTTACTTCGTTCTCCCAATAGTCTATAGCACCAAGGTTTATAATCTCACCATCGACCCCTATTACAGGTTTATCGGGCTTTCTAAATACTGGCATGCCGTACTTATCTATAAAGCCTTCCATGTTCCACTCCATAGGAATAAACAGAGCATATAGACCACTCTTAGTCTGATCGTTTTCAGATCTCTTGTTCGGTCTTGAGTCTTCGTACAATCTCTTGAAGTTCTCACCACCCTTGTCAAGTGCGTTTGATGTAGATCCCATCATACACTTACCAATAATCTTTCTACCCAAACGTAAACATGTTTTGGTTACACGCCAGTTGTTCAGAATATTATTTGGTTGTGACCACTTACCACTTTCGTCATGTACTAAAAGTTGTAGCTTCTCACCATCGTAGCTGTTGTCTGCGGTGTTCTTCCAGTCAATGGTAGTGTTAAGACCTTCCTCTGGCTCCTCCTCATCGTGCATAGTCTTAAAGTTCTTTGCAGTGATCTTAGAGGATGGTATTCTAAATGCTAATTCAGTCCTTGGATTATCCATACCGTCCTGAATAGGCTTAAAGAAAAACGGATAATTTCTAAACGTAGGAACAACCTTATCCGTAAACATCGTCTTTGCATCTGGACCAGTCTTCGATAGGATACCTATACGACCGTTGTGGATGTTTGTACCGATGTTAACAATCTCACCGTCTGCCATGTAAGAGAAACCAGAACGTCTGATCTTCAAGTACACCATTCCAAACGATCGTGGATCAGCCTTGCAAGCCTCCCAGTAAATGTAAAGGATTCTGTTAGCCTCTCTGAAGTCTGGGAAACCAACGTCAATACTAGACCACTGCAAGTACATGTAATGCCCACCAGTAATGTATGTTGATACTCCGTTATTCTTAAACCATAAACCATTATCTCTCCTGTCAAACTCAGTGTCAATGTAATCAACCCAAGTATTTCTAAACTGGAGTGGCATCTTGTTCCACTGGAAGATTGACTTTATCTTAGAAAGTGCTGAAGGAAATTCAAACCTCTCCCAGTACTGATCTTCTTTCTTTGCAGATCTGCTATAAACTTTCTTAGGCTCTTCTGGTAGTGCAACCTTTAAACCGTTGATCTGATATATTTCACCAATGGTACCATCCTTAGATATAACCACAAGGTCATATTCAGAGTTATACCCGTACTGGTATATCTTTTTGGTATTACCCTTGATTCTATCCTTCTCGGGTATAACATCAACGATTGTGTACAGGGATTTACCCGTGTCTCTTTGCTCTTCGTTCAGCAAATCCACCTTTTCCAGTTTCATCCTTGTCTGTTTTATTTAGAAGTTCTTCCTCTGCCTCAACGCGATCAAGTATCTCAAACGCATCAAATATTGCCAGCTTCTTAGTGGCAGCAGCGTTCTTTAACTTGTCAGCAGAAAGGTCTTCTTCGCCACCAGAGATGATCCTCTCCTCGGCAACTTCTATCAAGTGCATCACAGCCTTTCGGCCAGCACTGATAATCTTTCTCTTTGTTTCATTTAACTCCATTCAGTTCTATGCAAACATTTTTAGAATACATTCTGTAGAGTGTAACTCCATCTATCTCAAATTCATACTCGCTCTCTGGAGTAAAGGCAACCTTGTCACCGCTCTTTAAACCCTTGTCAATAAGATCTTGGTTAGGGTATATAAGAGTTCCTCTCAAGTATTCTTCGTTTCCAATCTTTGAAAGAATGTAGTTATCCATTCGTTTCTCTGGTTTAACAAAGCAATACCGTGAATGAGCCTTCCAATCTCCATCTCTCTTGTACAAGTAAAACTGATCGTCATCAATCAAGAAGATGCTTTCGAATAGATGTGATCTACCGCTACGCTCATTACCGTGAATGTCGTTGTAGTACTTAAATACGTTGTGGTGAACGATCACAATATCCCCTGGCATAACATCTCCAGTATACCCAATAGGTGTAGCCAAAACTTTAGCGTGCCTATTAGATGCCTTGTGGTCTTCCTTTGAAGAGCTAGTTATAAAGTCTATACCACCAATGCTCTTCACGTTATCGTATCTAGAACCACCTACTGGCTCTACAATAAAGTGAAATGGTGACCTCATTCAAAATCAAGATTAAACTCTAAAGTTGCTGGCATGTTCTCGTTGAAGGTCTTCCATAGGTAAATCTCACCTGATCCTTCTTCACCGTGAATAACAAATATCTCGATACGTCTATTGACCTCTCTAATAAGATGTATTCTGTAAGTGTCGTTGAAAACAGATTGACCTACAACGTAGTGCATAGAACTACCCTTGTAGTCTGCACCGATAGATACTTTACGAATTACCATTGGTTACCTCACCTGTCTTAAGGTCGATGACTGCGTCCTCTCCGAACTCAGCCTTGATAGCTTCCTCTTCTTCAGCAATCTTTTCAGATACCTTTGAGAGTTGAATGAAAAGACCCTGCTTCTCAATTTCGATCTCAGCAATTCTCAATTTAGCTGTTGCGTAAGCTACTCGTAGACTGTGGATCTTCTCTAGTTGTGTTTTTTCGATTTGTGCCATTTGATTATAATTAAATACAAATATGAGTTTTTTTATCTAATATCGCAAATTAAAACAATTTTTTGCTAATTCCAATCTGATGAGATCGACTAAATGGTTGGTACTGGTAACTGAATAAATACTTGTCGTCTAAGTACGAAACCGATGCGCTTGGTTCAAGTAAAGAGTTAACTGCCGCACCAACATAAATACCTTTTGGTTTTTTAACAATTGTCTCTGTTCTTGTTTCAGTAATTGTGTTTGTAACAACTGGTATCTTATAATCGTTAGTAGCCGTCATTTTAAGCACTTCTCCCAAGACTTCTCCACTAACCTTAGTACTTCCATACTCAAATGGGAATGTAGTCTCAAACGAGCTAATAGTGGGCTTATAATCAACCAATACTGTGTCCCTTAAAACTTGAGTTTTTATTTCTTTTTTAGGGATGTAAACAGTGTCAACAATCTCAGTATAAACTGTGTCAGTCTTAACTTCAGTTACAACCTCAAAAGTACTCTCCTGTTCTTCGCGAGGATAAATTATAATAGTAACAACAGCCCCGAAAATAAACCAAGCCAATACTTCTAGAATATTTTTGTTCATATTAAGCTTGTTGTAGAAGTGAATAGTATAGTTTAAACTTAGCAATTCGATCTGCTAAACCATGTGTTCCACCGTTAACTCTTTTAGTAACTGCGGTTACGGTATCATCACCTGAACCTTTAGCGCAAATATCCCAAAGTTTATTCTTATCAAAGAACCAGATTGCTGAGTCCATAGGATACTTTGTTGCTACCAAATCTGGATTTGCAACACAGTCTTCTTTAATGAAGTCAGAAAAATCCTTGTAGTTGCTCTTACCTGTCAACTGGATGTAACCTCTTCCTCTAAACTTAAACCCTTCCTTTGACGCCTCATCCCCGTTACCCATTCTATTGGCGTACACTCGTGAACCAATTGCCTCATTGTTTCTTGCGTACTTCATCGCTATAATATTATCTGCAAAGTACTTAGGAAATACCTTTCGAAGACCTTCAGCAGAATAATTTAGATTCTCAGTAACAAATTGGAAGTTACCTGACTCATGCGCAATTTGTGCTAGAAAGTGAGCAAGATGTAAAGGATTTTTAATGTCGTACTTATCGACAACTTGTAGCATGTAAGAAGATGCCGCTTTTGGTAATTTTGTTGCTAAATTTGATGTGTTCATTTTTTTTCTTCTTGAGTTGCGTATTTAATTCCCATAATTGTGCCAACAATGGAGAAGGCATTTGTTAATAAAACTGAAAACATGTTTGACCATGTTGAACCAATAATTTGCGTGTCTTTATTTGATAGTATAGCGAATGAATACATCACAGTAGTGATAAAACCTACACTCATTATCACAAATAAAGCAGACTTTACGATAACCTTAATTAACTCGTTTTGACTTTTCTTAATAGTAGCGTCTAAGTCATTTAATGCTGCATCCTTTTCAATTTCGATTGCTGCCTTTAATTTATTTGAGTTTTCCAACTCTGCTTTTATATTTTGAGATAGTTCCTCAATCTTATTCTTACTTTCAATAGTTTGGCTGATATCAGTAGCGATCTTCATGATCTTTGTTATTTCACCGACCTCATTAAAGATAGGATTATAAGTCGCTTGTAAATAGATAGGACTTCCGTCTATTTTTCTTCTTTCAAATTCACCTTCAAAAAACTTTCCTTCACGTAGAGTTTCCCAAAACTTTGTATACTCATCTGATTTAGAGTATTCGTAACTAACAAAAATAGAATGATGTTTCCCAATTAATTTATTGTGTTCATCTTCAGCTAATCCCATAGCTTTTAAAAAAATAACATTCACTCCAAGAATAAAACCATTCAAGTCAAAGTAAATAATCGCATTGCTACGATTAATCGCCTCCATTCGGCTCAATAGTTCTTCCTTGCTAAGGTTCTTCATTCTTCACTATTAGGCTTTTTAAATATCTTTTCAGCTGCGCTAATTCCAAGTGCAGCAGCAGACAAAGCAGCTACCGAGTAAACCAAAGCCTCAGAAGGTTCATTAACTGCATCGTGGTTAGCATAAAGCGTGTAGCAAAGAGCAATAGCACTAAATACACCTACAAATCTTTTGCTTGACGCCTCTCCGTTTTCGGATAGGAATCCTTTTGACCATTCAAAAAACTTTTTCATAACTTCTTAAATATTTTGCGCCAGATATTTTTAACATCATTTAAAAAAAACTCACTTTTTTTAATTTGCTCCCAAAGTTTAATTATCAAACCTAGAAAAGTCAAAATTAAAATTAGGAATTTAAGGGTTTCATTAATGTTCATTATCGAAGTAACCGCCCCTATAACGCCTAAACCTAATACCTGTTCAAATGGTGGAATATTACTCATTTACGTAATTGTTTTTTTTCCCAAAAATAGTCATTTTTTATGTCATAAAAAGAAATCCCACCACAGCTTATGCTGAAGTGGGACTGTCTAACCCTACTTAATATTGTGATATTACTTTAGGAATAGCTCAATGAATGTTGGGTATGATTCGCTTGACTTAAAGTCAAGATCATCGATTGAGAAAGAGAAATCTTTAAAGTCAATCTCTTCATCAAACAGCTCTGCTCTATCGGTACTGTAGTTGATAAATGCCTCACTCTCAAAGAATTCTTTTGTTTGCTCTGGCTCTGTCTCTCCAAAGTACTTCTTAAATAACTCCTTCTCAGACTCAGTAAGTTGTTCAATTTCTTTTTCAACTTCTTTAGAAAGTTTTGAAAGATGATAC